TAATCCATGTCTGATCAGTCTGTATATTGCATCATGAACGGCCCCACCGCGCATGGATGATTTTGTGTCGATTGTCGGGCCGGAAGCACCATCGTGAGCAAAGCCTTGCAGCAATTCCAGCAGGCCATCGGTCAGCCTGATAAAATCAAATTCGACTGTGCCATATTTTTTAAGAGCCGGGATAAGTGCTTTAAGGGGTCTTCTTAGCTGGTACTTATACCCACTAGAATAAAACATCGGGCTGTCAAAAATAACAGAATGTTTGATTTCCATAATCAATTACCAAGCAAAGCTATTTGTTTTTCTGTCCAGGACAACAGCAAATTCCTGTCAAAGTTTGATATGATCTGTGGCTTATCCATTTGATCCATGTAAACCCCGGCAACAATAAACAAACCTGGATACTTGTTAAAACGTTTGAGTATCTCCGCCCGGATAAACCCATATGATGGCGATTTTTCAAGCATCCCATGCAGCGTCATAAACACTTGCTGGGCGTCCTCGCGGGTGTATTTGCCGCTATCAATAGCCACGAGGTTTGCCACCATCAGGATATTGCCGGTGTCCTCCAACCGGGCACCCATTGATTCTGCAATCTCACAAAGATATGATTCTTGATCTCCACGGGTATCACAGATAGATGGACCTCCATTGCAGCCGGTTAAAAATAAACAACAGATTAACATAATTATTGATTTCATTGGAATCTCCTTTAGATGACTATTTCAAAATGTGGCCTGTCTTTAAAACTCCTAAAATTACCACCCCATTTTAATTCAACGCTGAACTTGGAAGCCGTCAACATGATGTGATCATATAAGGCTTGAAATGCCCCTTCATCATTCCATAGATAATTATTTATTTTAGATGAGTAAGGGGCAAGATCAACAGCCAATGAGCATGGTTTATTCCCGCATCTAAAATTATGCGCGGACTCTCCCCATTGTGCCTTTGACTTGTGATTTAAAAAAGCTTCTGTTTGCAAAGTTTCGCCACGGAACCCACAAACAACACCAAAATCAATTGGGGATGTTTTGATCGCATCCTCAACAATCTGCTGTATCTTTTTGTGACATGTTGCAAGTCGTGCTTTACTTGTGTTGCCGAGCCTATACTTACCCATGGCCTCCCCCTTTAAAAATTACCATAATCAACCACCCAATTAATGCGGCAGCTAAAATACTCCAGGAAGTTTTTTTAACAACCGCCCCGCTCTTTCTCACATCAGACATAAATCTGTGGTTGGCTTCCCATTCCGGCTTTGATTCTTGACAAAGATCCATCTGCTGGTGATGTTGATAGTGCTTTTCAGCAGGCACCCAAAAATCAGAATGGTGCTCTTCAATTGCTTCTTTTAATGCTGCCTTTATTTCATCTTTGGTCATTTTTTGCTTGACTCTAGTTATTTAATTGGCACTTCTACTTAATTCATACCATTTACTGTCCGCTTTTTGATATAAAGATAAAGATTGTGTTGTAACCATATTAAAATTTGCGGAACCATTTAAGAAAATATTTGTGCCGTCAGTGATAGTAACATTTGCTTCTGCATGAATTACTATTTTTGTGCCATTAAACCCCCCAAAGAAATCTGTAATTGTTACATTATAAGGAGCAGTCCAATGTTTTGCACCTGCTGCGATTGAAGGAGTAGCGCTATTTGCCAAAGCAGAAGCAGGAACCCCAAGCTTTATAATTTCTCCTGTTTGTTGATCGAATACTTGACATTTCTGTACAGTTCCAGATAGTGTAAAAGCAGCCAAGTAGTTGCCCTTAAGAAAAGTTCCCAGCATTGTACCACCAGAACGTTGTTCAAACGCTGCTGTTTCCATATCAAAATTTGAATTTGCCAATGAATAAACAGAAATACCAAGACCAGAAGTATCTACATTTGCGTTATATTGAAAATTTGATAAAGTACTATTGTTAGAAGCATAGACAACATTTGTTTTACAATCCAGCCTAATTGCATTAATCCTCCAACCAGTATGTGTTCGCGGAGCTGTATTATCAAAAAATACACCGTACTCTGGAGCGTATGTTCCTGGCTCTCCACGAACTCCTTGAATTGATATCACATCTGAAGCAGAATTTGCTGTAGCAACATAAATATATGCACGTCCATTAACTGAACCTGTCGCGTTGTACCAAAACCCACCATAAACATGAAAATCTATAACGCCATCAAAATAGAAAAGATCTGAGGTTACTCCACCTAAATTAAATAATGAGCAACCCCAAAAATTTAAAGTGGAATTTGATCGTGAACCGGTAGCAATTGTTACAAAACTACTCGTAAGTGAAAAAATATTTGTTGCTGTTGAAACAAAAGTCTTCCCTCCACCATAAGTATTTACAAATTCACATCCATAAAAATTAAGCACCTCTGAAGCATAGCTATATATTGCTGCGATAGAAAATTTTGAATTATAACCAGTTTTAACATTAGTAAAGATATGATCCCCAGCACTACTACCCGCAGATTCCCTAGCTAATAAAAATCCAACTGTTGGGATTGTGGTTGCATCCCCTTCAATAACAAAATCTTTAAAACATAGATAACGTGATCCAGTACAGTCAAAAACAACGCCGGTATGTACACCTTTTATGCGCGGACCTGAATTAATACCACTTCCTGCCCCAGAAAATGTTATCCCTGTATAAATATTTGTAGCATTAATAGGCGTAGTTGTTTCAAGATTTTTAAGAAACTTAATTTCTCCACCTACTGCTCGAATAGAACTAATTGCAGAACTAATTGCAGCGCCCCATTCTGCATTATAAAACATTTCTGGATATACTATTCTTGCGGTTCCGAAAATAATTGTTATTGAGCTACCAAAGCATTGCTTACTTAAGTCACCTATCACATCACCATTAATATTAAGTGTACCGCTCCCATTTATAACAGCAGCATTATCAAAATGGAGAGTGACATCTGCTGGGACTGTCTCAGTTGTTGTTAAAACATAGTCACCAACGGGGAAAAAGAGTGTTTTCCCAGTGCTAGCTGCGATTGCAGCGACAATTGCGCTACTATCATCTGTAACGCCATCCCCTTTTGCCCCAAACCATCTTACATTGATCTCCCCGGAATAAAGTCTTTTCCAACGACCAGTGGCAACAGCAGTAACTTTTATGATTGTACCGTTATTGTCTGTTTCAGTTGATGTGGCATCCCACCAAAAGGATCCTCCACCACCATCTCCCGGTGCATAATACCCCGATAAATTTGCTCTTCCACTACCGCTACTTCCGTCTAGCAGCCTTAAATCCGCAATTGAATTACCAACAAAAGCTATATTGATATTAAACCAACTAAGCCATTTGAAAACAAGATTCATCCACCAATTAAAAGTTTGAAAAGGCGGTTTTTCAGGGATGCCCCCAGGCGCAATCCAGCCTTGTTCTTTATGTGTAGCATCTGCTTCAATGATATTGACTTCAGTAGTGTCCCATTCTGGGAGTGATGTTGGTTTTGTCATGTTAACTCCTCTATATATTTGTTATTATTTTTGCTAAATTCCCACCTATTGCGGGATTATTAATATCTCCAAAGCCTTGCCCTAATGGAGATACATCACCTTCAAAAACAAAAGGAGAGACATCACTATAAGATGAATAATATTCAATTTCTCCCATCGCAATAAGGACTGGTAAATCTGGCAATAAGCTTTCTTCAAATGGGTCAAGAATTTTTCCAATGTCATATCTTGGTGCTAAGTTGACTAGTAAAAAATATCGAACTTCAACACCACCAAACATAAATGAAATCAGTCTGGTAGTGTCATCAACTGTCATTGCTGTTTGATTCTTGATGATCTTAGCTCGGATCAATAATCTATAAAGATCATCACCAATTAAAACATATTCATTTATTCCATCCCAAAAATTACCACCAATATCAAAATTATTGATATCCCCAAATCCTTTAGCCTTAGTATCAAGAAGAAATCCAAATAAACCTGCTTTTGAAACAATTTTTAATGGCCTTTCTAACCCTACAATTTCGCCGATACCATCAAGCTGCACACCAAAGGATGTTTCTAGATAGCGTAACAATTCAAGGTCAGAATTTATTTCTGATAATTCCTCAAATTGCGTTAAAAAGGCAGTTATAAATTCTTCAAATTTTTCGGAACCTTTGAATTGAAAGACAAGTCTTTTTAGCCCATCAGTTATATCAGACAACATTTACCTCCACGCGGACAGTGGAATATCGTGATATTTCGTCAACATCAATAGTCAGATTAGATGTTCCAGTAGGACTTGATGACAGGCCAATTCTTAAGTCAATTGATTGTATGCCGGGAATAGTATTGATAGGGGTATAAAATTCAGACCTGATAACATCATCACTGATTTTAAAGTTGCCTATGCCATAAGCAACAATAGCAGTTTTTATATCTTCCTCCCCACTGGCAGGAAAGCTCCCGTTTGTGGTGATATCAACTTTAAAATAAATCAGGACATCATCTGGCCTGGTAAATTTAACATCTTGCGGAAAGCCTTGAGCATCTGTAATAACCTCAGTAATTGCGCCATGAGAGTTTATACCCTGCGGGGTATTGTTCCAGATAGCATTAGCAATATCAGCATTTAAACCGCCCAGGACAACCGATAAAAACTGATGAGGGGGAATCCCGTTTGCATCTATGATATCTGTTTTATTATCCAATACCAAGGCGTCTTCAACACCATCAATATTTAACAATTGCCCAAAAAGAGAATCAACAAGGTTATTGCCAAGAGCTTGCGTAGATAATTCGCGCCGTTCTCTCAGCGCAGTATCAGTCTCTTCTTCTCGACCAACGGATGCATCAGCAACATTGGTTACTGAGACCCAACCAAATATTGGGGTTTCAATTTGAGTCAATGTCCCGGCTGCGGCTTCTATTGCACCAACCACCTGAGCAGTGACAGCAACATCCACTGCACCACCTGCAATAGTCACTTCTTGATTTGTTATAAAAAAGGCATTGGTGCTAACTACGGATACAATGCTACCTGCTGGTATGAGGGTGCCATTTGTCCCAGAGATTGTAACTGTGGCTGTTGAATTAGTGGCTTCTTGTCTCTCGATGCCGTTATACATTACAACATTACTGAGCTGGACACCTTGGGCTGTTGAGGGATATTGAGAATTATAAACATTTTCGCTTCGCTCCCAACTAATTGCGAGTCTTTCAGACATAATTCCTACAAACTGGCCAAAATTACTTTGAGGAGCTAAGTCAATATTGTCACCAAAAATTAACTTAAGGGCTTCTTCAAGTTCCGTTTTTATGTCTGCTAATCGTTTCCGATTGAAACCATCTGCACTTAGTCCAAAACTCATATGCTCACCTCAACGGATGCAGATTTAACACTAAATTGATCCCGGACAACAAAGTCAATCCTTAAGCCTTTGTTGCCAGCATCAGGCGTAAGCGCTAAGGAATCAAGTTGGATCACACCATCAGTCTCAATAATCTCTTTCCTGATACGATCGTATATTTCGTCAAGCCCCGTTCCGGCCTGGAAGAACTCTTGTGTATATGGCAATCCGATAGTATTGTCCAAAAACCATTCCTCAAATAAAAACTGAAGCCTGATAGAAAGTCTTTGGACAACATCTTCCTCAATAACAGTCATCCTGAGATCTTGACCATCAAGGGTAAAGTCGTGAGTATCATCAAGATAAATGTCCATTATTGAGGTGCTCCTGTGGTGCCAGTGCCAGGTTCAACGCCGCCATGTACGTGAGTCTTGAGGCTAATTCCATCAGCTTTAACATCACCACTGGTAACTGTTACATCACCATTATCAATATCGAGATCACCAGTAATCTTTCCACCTTTTCCGGTCACTGGATGGATACCCGTTATTGCTAAACCAGTCTGGCCTGTGATTGATCCAGTTACGAGCAAATTATTGTCAATAGTTGTTAATGCACTTTTGAGATAACTATTGCCGGTTGTATTGATATTTACATCAGCATCAGTGCTGATATCAATATCACCAGTAGTTGTTAGGTCAACAGTACCATCGGGCCGAACTGTGAATTTAACATTCCCGGATATTGTTTTGATCTGAAGATTATCCGGGTCCATGGCAGGAACTTTATTTGTTTTCGGATACATCATTGGGAGCGCAAAGGCATCTGTAAAATCATGTCTCCTAAAATCATCCGGTGCTTTTATTCCTCCTTGTTCTAACCAAGTATCAATGGACCGCTCACAAAACACGAGCATTACTTGATCACCAGCTTGCAGCGGGAAGGTAATGGCAAAATCAGCACTGCGCTGAAAACGCACAGGTACTGCTTTTAAAACTGATATATTAACCCATTCGCCATTAAATTTACGCTTAATCATTGGCTGAATATCAGCCGTTTGTTCTTCTGGATCAAAGGATATTACTTCACCAGGCAAACATGTATGCAGATCTTTTAACTCTGCAATTACACCCGTTTGAATTGCCCTTTCCAGGCTTGATCTCCTGTCAGATCCCATAATTTCTGGCCGTTATATTTGATTCCCAAACATTATCCCGCAGACTGCCCTTATGGACAATTTTATCAATGCGGAATGTTCCAATCGTGGCGGGCGCAGGAACTTTCCTGAAAAATAAATTCCCCGCATTTATTTTCTGGGATGCGGCCTCAATTCTTATTCGTCTGCCAAGCTTTAAACTAGGATTAAGAAGAGTTTTAACAACCACACCAACTTCTGTTCTTTCAGGACTTCCTAACATACCAGTATTTTGATTAATAACTATCTCAGGCTCATCTTCCAGAGCCTTATCCTTTTTTACAGCATCAATTACACCATCTGCAACAACATAATCAAAGCCACAATTCTTAGCCAGTTCATCAAGGAATTTTTTAACTCCACCTGACAACTGTATGCTTCTCAATATTGATCTTTTTGAACTGATACAATCTTTCAATCCATCAATCATGCCTGCTGATATGCCATCCATTTGCCCAACAAGCTCATTATATATTTGCTCTTGGGTTGTCCCGGCAGGAAGAGTTTTATTGATTGTTGATTCATTTATAGCTCTTGTTTTATCACCGGCAAATATTTCAGTAACCCAATCGGGCGCAACATAAAGGTGAACAGCATTGATAAGATCCCCGGAAAAGAGCAATGTCGGAGAGCCATACCCCGCTTTCAAGTCTACTGGCTGGAATCTCTCTTCTATCTTAGACCTACTGGCTGGGCCAAGATTATATATCTTAATGTTCGACAGGTTTGGATACCCTATTAGACTTTTCTCCACTTCAAAATCCACTCTCAATTCATCAGTGGAAAAATCACCAACAGACAACTGTATTTTTCTGTCAAAAAAGTCAGCCATCTTTATCAATCACCTCTAATATAAATTCAGCAAGATCATTGCGACCAGGATCAGCAGCTGTTGTTGATAATAAATTAAATCTTATGTTTGGATATTGCCTAAGTAAACTTGTAAGCGCAACAATTTTTACTCCATAAACAAGAGGGTTGTTATCAACATCAGATATGCTTATTGTCCAGAATCCTAGAGTGTTCCAAAGTTGTTTGAATAAATATACGGATTCAAAAATCTCAATAGAGAATGTTTCAGATGGATTATTTGTTAATGGGAGTCTCATAACAATAATTGTTTCAATCCTCCCGCAATATTGGGAATAGCTTGATCAGCAATATCCTCAGTGTTAAATTGCTGAACATTTATAGCTCCCTGGCCAACAAGATTTAAAATCTGAAAAGAAGCTGTAAAAAATAAACCTCTGCTAGTGTCTTTGTCTTGGGTTTCAGACAATGCCAACAAGACAGCGTTTTCATAACTTCTCAAATTTTGTTTCAGCGTAAATGGTGTCTGATTTGCATGTAACTCAAGAAGCTCTTGCCACTTATCTTTCGAGGGTCTATTTGCTCCTGTATATGTTCCCGGATTAGTTATAACCGCTAAGTTGTCAAGTAGATTGACTTTGGAATCACTCACAAAACCAGTCATTGAAAAAGTCATCGGATCAATAATGATATGGTCATTAACATCCGCTCCCTTTTCAACAGGATTAGCAGTCATCCTGGCATTGGCATTTGCACCTTCCTGAATGATGACATCAAGTTCAATAGTGTCAATAAAATTGCCTTTTTTGAAAAATAATTGGGTAATAGCCATTATTGATCCACAGGCG